GTGGTCGAGTCACATAAGGAGCCTGCAAAGAGCACCGACGTGATGCCCGACCGCAAATCCACCAAAATCGCAAAGAAGTAGCCGGTGCTCTCATCGCTTTCATCAGCCGAAAGCGTTTGTCCGCTAACTGCCGATTTCATCATGCAGCATACGCGGTTGATGAGTGTGGCTGATTCAAATCTCGTCCAAATCTACGCCCAGGTCGCCACCGATCTGATCGAAGGCTATCTCGGGCGGTATCTGCTCAATCGGTCGGTCACCTGGACCGCCGCGAATGACAGTCAGTTCACCTCTGGGTGGAATGCGACCCTGACCCCTTGGGCATGGTCATCCTTCATCGCTCAGCCCGTCCTGACCCTTCCCAGGCCCGCTAGCGCCATTGCTAGCGTGACAGTCGGGCTGTGGGGTCAACCCGATGTTGTGCTGGTGCAGGATGCCGATTACAATGTTGATTATCTGTCTGCCGAAGCCCGGCTCCGGTGGATTTCAAATGGTTTTAACAACACCACCAAAGATCACCTCGTTGTCGTGTTCACCAGTGGTTACGGCACCACCCAGGCGCAAATCCCAAGCCCCATCCTTCATGCGATTGCACTGACTACGGTGGCACTTTACGAAAATCGCGGTGACACGATGCCTGATCTCCTTTCCACCGCCGTCATGGCCCTGCTAGGCAACTACCGCTTCTTCGCTTTTGGGTAAATATGTCCTATGACGTATGGCTCAATCCCTAGTATCGGCGCGCTGAGATGGCAGGTCACCCTTGCAACCCGCCAGCAAACACCTGACTCAACCACTGGCATTTCCGAAACTTTCATCAATCCTCTACAGGTTTACGCTGACATCACACCCATCGGGCTCCAAGCCTGGATTGGCAGTGAACAGATTGGCTCGCCTGTCACGCATCGATGCGTGATCCGCTACATTGATGGTCTCGATATGTTCGACACCGTGCTTCGCACGTTGCAGCGCCCTGATGGCTCTGAAAAACAGGAACTGTTCCGGATTCGCAAGATCGCGGAATGGCAGGGTCGGTTTCGCTTTCTGATTATGGATATCGAATTAGAACTTAAGGAAGGCTGATGGAATACGATCTTCAAGGCGGCCGTAAAATGAGTTTTGTCATCACCGTGCCGGTGGTGCATTTGGTTTATGATAAAGCACTGATCCGCAAGATTTTGGTGCAAGGTGGCCGCGAAATTATCGCCAAGGCTAAGAGCCTGATCGGTAAAAAGGTCCGCAAAGGCAAGAGACACGTCACCTCAGTAGCCGGGCAGCCACCGAACAGCCTGAGCGGTATGCTGGCGAAATCACTTAAAGTCAAAATCCGTCGTGATGGTGATCGGGTGTCGATTTTCGATGCGATCTACTACTCAAAGTTCCTTGAAGTCGGGGCAACCGGTGGCGGCGGTCCGAAAGGATCGAAAAACCTCAAACGCAGTCATCGGCGCGGTGCCGGTCCGGGCATCCCCGTGACCAACCGAAAGATGCTGCCGCATCCGTTTCTCTCCACGGCAGCCAATGATGTGATGCCTAACCTGTCGAGGCAAATCAAAGAGGCACTTGCCAAAGGCATTGACCTTAAAGTTCTAAAGGCCCAGTCATGAATCTGAGTGCGGTGATCACCCAAATCCGACAGTACACAACCATGTTTGGCGCCAACGTTGCTGGGTCCGCGAATTACGCCGAAGGTCTGGAAACCGTGGCGTCCCTCCCTTTGCCAGCGTGCTTCGTTTATCCGATGGAAGACAGCATCACCGAAACGAGTGGTGCGGGCGGCTCATTACGCCAAGAAGTCGAGGAACGCATCGCAGTTGTCGTGGAAATTGACAACAGTATTGCATCCGGTGGCGATCGACGGGGACAAGCAGCCGTCAATACGATCGAAAATGTCAAATACGCGCTGTTCAAAGCCCTGTTGAACTGGAATCCGTTGCCGATTGGTCGTTATGCACACGGAATGTGGTACGGCGGCGGCCATCTGTTGGGGTTTGACCGGGCAAGATTGTTTTTCGAGTTTGAGTTCTATCTGACCAGCTTCATTGATGAGGATGACGGATTTGTGCCGCCAGCCGCGCCGCTCGAAGAGATCAACATTTACGATATCAGTCATCCGCCGTTGGAAATGGATATCATCTTACCACAATCATAGCAGCAGAAGGTGAACTACCCACGGGCTAAAGACCAGCGGGGATTCCCGCCGCGTTGCTAAATATTGGTATTCGCCTGTCTGTAGGAATCAAGTATGCATATCAAGCCGAAAGAGGGCGTCCTCGTCCGAGACCCCATTACGCTCCGGATCGTTCCGCCCGAGGGCATCACCGTGTCGGAGCATGACCTGTACTGGCACCGCGTAGTCAATGATGGCGATTTCGAAGTAGTCGAAAAGCCTGCTCAAGAGGGAGAAGGCTGATATGGCAAACCTAGGCACACTCACCATCAATGTCCCAAATTACCCGAACAGCAATAGAACTCCGGGCACGTTCGTTGGTATTGACAATTCAAATGCGAATACTGCCTCACCGCTTCTGAAGACGCTCATTATTGGCCAGATCACCAGCGCGGGGACTGCGGTTCCCAATGTGCCTGTGGTGGCTTCGAGTCCTGCCCAGGTGCAAACCTTGTGCGGCGGTCCGGGATCGATGTTGGCCCTGCAATACGCGGCCTACGTCGGTGACGATAGTTTCGGTAGCATTACACTATTGCCCTTGGCTGATGCGGCCGGATCGGTTGCTTCTGTTTCCAGCATGACGATTACTGGCCCGGCCACTGCCTCTGGCAGCCTCCCGCTCTATGTCGCCGGACAAATTGTATCGGTGGCAGTGACCTCCGGCGATACCGCTTCGGTGATCGCTAGCAATGTCATGGCGGCGGTCAATCTGTTGCAATACCTCCCCTGCACCGCCTCAGTCGCTGCTGGGATCGTGACCTTCACCGCAAAGAATGCGGGCCTTGCCGCAGGCGATATCGATCTTCGGATGGCCTATCGCGGCAGTATCGGCGGTGAGAATATGCCGCTTGGTGTCAGTGTTGCGTTTGGCTCCGTCATAAGTGGTGCCACGGACCCGACCCTGACCACAGCCCTTGCCAATATCGCCGCTAGCAGCTTCCGGTTCATCGTGATGCCCTACTCGTCCGGTGGCCAAGTCGCCTCTATGGTGGCCATGCTGTCCGATGCTACCGGTGCCTGGAGCCCGTTGAACAACTACGGCGGTCACGCATTCTCGGCTTATCGTGGCACCTTCGCCGGGATCAGCACTTACGGGATCACCAATAACTTCCAACACATCTCGGTTCTCGGGCTGTATAACAGCCCAACTCCGGTGTTTCAGCAAGCAGCTTCGTTTACCGCCGTTGTCGCTGCCAGTGTGCGGGACGATCCAGCCCTTCCCCTGACAGCCGTCACCATGCAAGGCATTTTGGCGCCGCCGACACAAAGCCGGTTCACCAGAACCATGCGTAATACGCTGCTTTACGACGGCATTTCCACCACCAAAGCAAACTCTGCCGGTCAGGTGATCCTGGAACGTGCCATCACCACCTATCAGACGAATGCGCTAGGCGTGCCAGATAACAGCTATCTTAACGTTGAAGTCATGTTCACCCTGCAAGCCTTGGTTGACTTGCTGCGGGCGGCTTTTACAACGAAATATGCACGCGTTAAACTGGTGGATAATGGAACGACGATTGTTCCTGGCAGCAACACGGTAAATCCGAACAGCATTGCCAGCGAATGTATTGCCCAGTATCAGATTGCAGCGAATCAGGGACTGGTTCAAGGGGTGGCGGCGTTTGCCGCCGCAGTGAATGTGCAGAAGGTCAGTCCAAGTCAGGTGAACATTTACTTTCCTGCACAGGTCGCAGACCAGTTGTTCGAAATCGCGGTTGACCTCGCATTTACGCAGTAAGTGATACCGTCTACCAGTTTTTAATTAGAGGAATAAGTTTATGGCATCACAAACGGCAGGCATAGTTTCACTCAGCGTCGATGGGCTGTATCTGGACGTGGCCAGCGATCTTACATACACCGCCAATGCATTCGTTCGCGAAGGGCTGGTTGGCCAAAGCGGCGTGCAGGGCTACAAAACCATGCCGAGTTGGGGTGAGGTTTCCGCCACAATCCGCGATACTGGCCACATCAATCCGTTGCTGTTTCAGTCAATGACCGGCGTCACGGTGAATGCCCAGTTAGCGAATGGTCATAATGTCACCGCGATCGATTGTTTCGTATCCGGTGTGCAAAAGATCAACACGGCCGAGGCCACCTTTGAGGTGATTTGGCAGTCATCCAACGTTGTGGTGGTCTGATGCTGGATCAGCCCGATGAACTTATGATCGAACTAAAGAAGCCTTTGGTGTTCAATTCAAAATCCATCGACGTAATCACCCTGTCTGAGCCAACGATCGGCCAAATCAATCAGGCGCAAAAGAAGGCAGGCGGGTTTCTCACTGAGGCCACAAGCCTGACCTTCATTACAGAACTGGTGACGTTGATTTCCAATGTGGCTCCGCAGTTCATTTCACAAATGAAATACAGCGACATGATGAAAGCCAGCGACTACCTGATGGGTTTTATCACTCCCTCCCAGAAAACTACCGAGATATCGCCGCCGACCTGACGGCGTTTTTCGGTCTCCCACTCAAGGGGGAGGGATCAATCTGGCACTTAACCGGTACGGAAATGAGGTTTTGGTTAGAGCAGGCGGCCAGAATTAAGAGTTTAAGGGGATAAGATGGCGCAAGGTTATAATATCTCCGTAGGACTGGTAGACGGAATTACCAAGCCGCTCGCAGCCATCAACAAAAAACTCATGGAGATACATGCACCGGTTGTCCGGATGCAGAAGCAGCTTAGTAAGTTTGCCGATCTCTCCGGCCTGACATTCGTTAAAAACGGATTCGAATCAATCGGCCGTTCCGCCGGGAAAGCCCTTGGCACCCTTACCAGCATGTTGCCCGTCCTCGGCACCCTTACAGGCGTTGCTTCGATTGCTGGCATATTCAAATTAGCGGAGGGCTGGGCATCCGTTGGCACCCAACTGAAAAACACAAGTATGATCCTAGGGACATCGGCCTCAAAGCTGCTGGTGTTTGAAAACGCTGCCAGACTTGCCGGTGCCAGTGCCGCCGATGTTGATGCATCGATCCAGGGGCTCGGGCAAGCCATGCAGACGGCTCTAAGTGGCGGTGACAGTGCCGGTGCCAATCTGATGCTGCAATACGGCCTCGACATCAAATCCGCAGGTTTTCAGGCGAAGAATGGCGCTGATCAGTTTGTCGAAGCTCTCAACGCGATCAAACGGGCCAAGGATTCCGGGGCATCTGCTGCCACCGTCCAGAACCTAGCGAAGGCGCTGGGTATCAGCGAAAATCTCATTCCGCTCGCTATATCCGGCAAGCTTCAAGAGAAAATGGCGGAAGCTAGAAAGCTGAATCCGATGACGGATGCAGACGCCGAAAAGGGTGATGCACTTCGGGAGTCTATTACCAAAGTTACCATTGCGGCCGAGGGACTGGGGAACGCGTTATCCGTCCGATTGGGTCCACATCTGACAAAGTTAATGAACCAATTCAGCGAATGGATCGCAACTTCACCCGGCCTCAAAAAGATGATTGACGATATCGGGAATTGGCTGGACACGGTGAACTTTGATGACGTGATCGAAAGCATCAAAGGCTTCGTCGCTCAAATCAGGGAAATTATCGAGGGTTTGGGTGGATGGAAATTGGCCGCCGAAGGTCTGTTTGTGCTGTGGACAGGCGCCAAACTGGCTGCGATAGCCGATGGCTTGGTGGCCATTGGCGCAGCCTTGACCAACCCGCTCGTCCTTCCGGCCCTGGCTGTGTGGGCAGGGTTCTTTGCTGCCAAGAATACGGGCACAAAATCCGCAGAGGTTAGCGAAATGGCCCGGCAATTGGGTTACACGGCGGGGACCACCGATGATGCTGGCAACTTGGTATCTTATAACGATCGCGAGGGGAAAATCCGCACCCCAGAAGATGTCCAGAAGGACTACAAAGATAGCGGCGGATTTTCCTCTGGTATCAAATCCGGCGCTGATACAGACAAAGCGGCCAAGCAAGCTTGGGATTTCTGGAAATCGAAGGGCATGTCGGATCAAGCGGCGGCAGGCATGGTTGCACAGGAAGAATCTGAATCAGGTTTTGATCCAGGACAACGCGGCGACGGCGGCACAGCGCACGGATCATTCCAGTGGCATAAGGATCGGCGGGATAAAATCTTCAAGGGAACGGGAATCAACGTTTCTAATGAACACGATCCGAATAAACAACGTGAGGCGGCGTATTGGGAACTGACCCATGGCGATGAAACGACAGCCGGAGGTCATCTCGCAGGCGCATCATCTTACCGTCAGGGCGGTGAAATCGGTTCACGGGAGTTTGAACGCCCTGGACTAACCGAAGCCGCCCGTGCCAGAGAAGCCGCCAGACGCGGCGATATCGCGGAACAGCGCGGCAAACAGTTCAGTGGTTCGGCACCGTCAATCTTGACGCCCTCGGCGGCCCCGGCCCCGGCCCCGAACAACGGCACCTTGAAGGTTCATATCAACGCCCCGCCCGGATGGCCGGTCAGTGCCGATGCACGCGGTCCCTTCATGGACGGCGCCCCCAGAATCTTTCAGCCCATGCCGGGATTTTAACCGCGATGTCATTTTTCGATCTGATCCCAACCCTGCCGGATACGCTGCCCAGTCTGATCCGTCCGCTCTGGACACTCGCGTTGCAGACCGCGTCCTGGCAGAAACTTACGTTCTTCGTTACCGAAACAACCCCAACCGAAGGCCGCAGACTTGTGGTCCATGAGTATCCGCTAAGAGACACACCCTGGGTGGAAGACCTTGGCAGAGCGAACCAGATCATTCCGATGCAGGGTTATTTGGTCGGGGATGATGTCATTGCCCAACGCGACAAGTTCAAATTAGCCTGCTCCAAGTCAGGCCAAGGAACCTTGGTCCATCCCAGCCTCGGCACGATCACCGATGCTGTGTTGGTGAGTGCGAGTTTTAGTGAACGGGTCGAAGAAGGCCGGATGATCAGCCTTGATCTGAGCTTCATTCGCTCCGGCAAAGTGGTTTATCCCGCGCTTTACCCCATCACCAGCAACTCAAGTCAGGCGATTTCCAAGAATGCAGCCGGTGGCCTACTGACCGGCGGCGGCTTCCTGTCCACCGTCAAAGGTTTGATTGGCAAGGTCGCCGGGATAGTCGGGACGATCAGCCGCTTTGCAGGCTTCGCACTGGCTGCTGTGAGCATCGCCAAGAGCGTCCTTGGCGTCACCAAGGGGTTGGGGGCCGGACTGCCATCAGGCACCTCCCTAGGCCGCTACAACGGCAATCTGACCCTAGCCAATCCCGCCATCACCGGCTTGTCGCCAACACCAGCCACGGCCTACATTGACGCGGCCACAACGGTCGCTCTTGCCACAGCCACAACCGCTAAAACGGCGGTGGTCACCGCCATCGCCACTTGCACAACCACAGCCATCGTGGCGGATGCGACGTTTGTGGCGGCTGTTTTCAATCTGACGGAATCAATTCGTATATCCGTCATCGATCCCGCCGATCAGATCAACGCACTGGTCCCCCTGGCCAACTTCCAATCGAATCTGTCCGTGCCAGGAACAAGTCCGATCAACACCGGGATTGATATCGTCGGAAATGCGACGGCGGCACTGTGCCGCAGGGCGGCGCTGACTAGCATCGCTCAGGCGACGGCGATCTATCAGCCGACATCCAGCACGGAAACCCAGACTTTAATCAATCGGATCGCCCCGCTCTATGACACCGAAATCACTTACTCGGCTGATAACGGCGATCTGCAAAGCTATACGGCTCTCAGAGCCCTCAGAACGGCGGTTGTCGATGATCTGCAACTCCGTGGCAGTCAGCTACCCACATTGATCACCTGGAAAGTCCCGACATCCTTGCCGAGTCTGGTGCTAGCGTACAATCTTTATCGCGATGTGTCCCGTTCTGATGATCTGATCAACCGGGCCAATCCACCCAATCCGGTGTTCTGCCCGACCAGCTTCATTGCGGAATCCGTCTGATGACGACGACCCCCACTGCGACCCAGGCGCATGACGCGGCGCTGAAAGCATCAACCGGAACCGGTGATGTCAGTATCCTGTTGAATGGCACGATCGAAGTGTTTGGGTTTACTGCGATGCGGGTCACCCGAGGGGTTGAACGGTTCCCGTCTGATTTCGATATCGAAGTGACGCAGAGAGATAACACCGGCCGAACCGTGGTGTTCAGTGCAGGTGATAGCATTTCGATCTATATGGCGGTGTCCAAGACCGATCATGCCGACAGCTATCAGCCAAAGGTGTTGATGCTGACGGGGTATATTGACTCAGTCAGCAACCGGATGGACGCCACGAATCACACCATTACGGTCACAGGACGTTCGAAATGCGCCGATCTGGTGGACTGTTCGGCGGAGTTTGGCGCCATAGCGAAGCCGGGGGACAGTCGCGGCGCGGGCATTCCAACCCTGACCCAGACCAATAAAACCGTTAAGTCCCTGGCAGACGAACTCTGTAGTCCTTACGGTATCACCGTAACCCTGGCATCAACGCAGCCTGTGGTCACGATAAAGCAGTTTGATGTCAATATCGGTGAAACGGCTTATGCCATCATCGAACGAATTGCACGGAGTCAAAACCTTCTGGTAATGGATGATGCCAACGGCAATCTCGTTTTAGCGGATGTGGCAACAGATGGCGCGCAATCGCCCGGATCAGGCTTTGAACTGGGCAAAAATATTCAATCCTTGGCGGTCACTACCGATTTCTCCCAACGGTTCAGTATCATCAATGTGTTCGACCAAACAGTCAATATCCAGAAGGGTTTGGACGTGAACACGGCGCCGGGGACGGCGATTGACAACACGATTCGGCACCGTCGCTATATGGGCTTCACCGAAGTTCCGTTTGTTTATGACGCGAACTGGACATCGAAACGCGCGAACTGGGAAATGAACCGGCGTTATGGCCGCTCGCAGAAAATTGATGTGTTGGCTGATTCGTGGGCGGATGTGAACTCAAAAATCTTCCAGCCCAACACGTTTGTCACGATCGTTGCGCCACAGATGCTGGCGGCGAATGCGCGGTGGATCATCTCGCAGATCACTTACGCTAAATCCGTGCAAACAGGTGTCACGTGTAGTCTGAGTCTCATGCCGAAAGAAGCGTTCAGTATTGAGCCAGTGGTTTTAAATAAAGTCGATCCGGCGTTGTATGGTGGCGCACAGGCTAATGGAGGTGCGACATGAGTTTCAAACACGTAATGCGGGTCGGCAAACTCACCGCGCCAGTCAATGAGACCGGGGTTGTGCAGCAAATGCAAATCCAGACATCCGCCTGGGAAGTGCGGGACAGCATCAATTCCATGCAACTTTACGGCTTTGCCTCATCCCCCAAACCTGGATGTGACGTGGTGGTGCTGAATGTCGCTGCTGACAATTCAAATGGCAACATTATCGCAACGAACGATCAGCGATACCGGCCACTGAACTTATCCAGTGGTGAAGTCAAAGTCTATGATGACTCCGGCCAAGCCATCTATCTCAGCAAAACGGGTGGCGTGCTGTCGGTCAAGATCGTTGGCGGTAGCCAAGTCAACATCTCCTGTTCTACCTCAGTGAGCATCACCGCGCCTACTGTGGCGATCACTGGAAATCTGACGGTTTCCGGAACGATTATTGCCATGGGCAACGTCACGGCTGGAACGGTTGAATTGCAAGGGCATCATCACACGAATGTTCAGGGCGGAACCGGCAATTCCGGTGGCCCGGTAGGATAGAGATATGGATATTGGAATCACCTGGAATAACGATACGGGCCAAGGCGACTGGGTGATTGCCAATGGCGATTTGTTGCCCGGCAACGACCTTGAATCAGCGGTGATGGTGAGCCTATTCACCGATGCCTATGCCACAACGGATTTCACCCCGAATGATGGCACGACAAACCGGCGCGGTTTCTGGGGATCGACCTTTGAGGACGCTGAAATCGGCAGCAATCTCTGGCAGTTTGACCGGGCCAAGATCACCGATGGCCAGGAACTGCTGTTGCGCGCACGGGATTACGTGAAGCTTGCGCTGCAATGGATGATCGATACCGGGGTGGCTGACAGTATTAGTGTGGTGACATCACGGCTCGGCCTTTCCGGACTGGGCATCGCGATTGTTATTACGAGACCCGTGCCGTTGCCGAAAGTTCCGTTTCAGTTTTCGTACTACTGGAGCCAGGAACTCGGCTCCTGACGCCTTAAATCTAAATACTTGATATTCATAAAGGCGTTGTCCCCTGGCCTATTCCCGTCCAACCCTCACGGTGCTTCGCCAACAGGCTCTGACTGACATCAGTTCAGCCAGCTTCAATACCAATGGCACAGCCCCGCTACAGAACTCGATCCTACGCATTCTTGCCGGATGCGAGTCAGGCATGGTCTACGAGCTTTATTGTTATCTCGATTATATTAGTTTACAATCCGTGCCGTTCACCGCTACTGACGAGTATTTGGAAGCATGGGCCAATCTGAAGAATGTCAGCCGTCTGGACGCGACCAGCGCCACAGGCACAGTTCTGTTTACTGGCATCGCCGGAACCGACATCCCAGCCGGAACCAGCCTTAACCGTAATGACAATGTGCAGTACACGACGGATTTTGACTGGCAGGTTGGATCATCGATCCCACTCACTTTCACCGCCGTTGTTCCGGCTGCTGCTGGCAATGCAGCAAGCGGGATCGCCCTCTCACTAGGCGTGCCCATCGCGGGCGTCACAAGCCCCGGCATGGCTGTTGTCCCTGTTGTTGGGGGTGCCGATCAGGAATTGGATGCCAGCCTGCGTACAAGGATGCTGACCGCCTACGCGTCCCCGCCAGACGGCGGATCGGCCAATGATTTCTTTGAATGGGCGTTGCAGGTCCCCGGTGTCACCCGAGCTTGGGTTGTCGGGCAAGGCCAGGGCATCGGATCGGTCTTGATCTATGTCATGTTGGATAACACCGAGTCAGCTTTTGGTGGATTCGCGCAAGGCACGGCAGGCGGTGCGACCGCCGAAACACGGGTCACAGCGGCCACTGGTGATATGCTGTTGGTGGCGAATTACATCTACCCGTTGCGTCCTGTCACGTCGTTGGTTGTCGTCTCCACGCCATCCCCAACTACCATCAATTTCACGATTCAAAGCTTGTCCGTCAGCAACTTCCCCACTCAGAATAATATCATTGCCGCCCTGCAAGATTGCTTTCTGCGACTAGGAAGCCCTCTGGCAGGCAATGCCATCTACCCCAGCGACATCAACCAAGCGATTGAATCAGCAAGTGGTGTCAATCGCTATACCCTGATCAGCCCGGTTGTCCCGATCACCGTGCCAGTAGGCTCGTTGCCTGTTGTCGGATCGGTGGTTTTCTCATAGATGGCACGGCTCCCGGTCTACACCGATGATGACTACACCCAGGCTTTTTTGAACCTGTTGCCGGACGGAAGGATTTGGGACAAGGACCCCGGTTCACCGATGGCGCAGGTGGTGGCGGCTTTGGTGCCGCCGTTCACGGTGCTGAGTAATCGCGCATCGAATCTGATTGATGACGCCTTCATTGGTAGTACAACAGAACTTTTGCCGGAATGGGAAGCAAGCCTTGGGTTGCCTGACCCTTGTCTGGGAACCGTTCCGACTGTTCCGGAACGTCGTGCGGAAGCAGTGGCACGCTTTGTCGGCTTGGGTGGCCAGAGCATCCCATTTTATGTCGCCTACGCAGCAGCACTTGGTTACACTATTACGATCACCGAATTTGCGCCGTTTCGGGTAGACTACAGTAAAACCGATACGCCGTTATTCGATGGCAGTGTCGCCTACACATGGCAGGTGATCGTTTCGGGTGCCAATTCATGGACCTTCAAAGTCGATCTGAACACGGCGGATGAACGGCTCGGCGATTTCGGCAACGGCGTCCTGGTTTGCGAACTGACAAGGCTTGCACCGGCCTATACCCAATTGCTGTTCGGCACCGCCCCGGTACTCGTTGGCGGCGGTACACTCTGTTTCGATCCAGGTACGATCGGCATCAACGCGCTTCTCTCGTCCGACCTCCTGACCATCGCCTCGATAGCCGATGTGCAGGACGGCGCCTTTGGCTTCTATACCACCCCGATGACAACTGGTAATTTGTATTATTGGGAAATGACGATCAATGCCGCCACCAATTACCAAACGGGGGTTGGCTTTGGCGTGCAGGATTTCGTCTTCACAGACCTGCTCAGCGCCAATCCTACTGATAGTTTTGGCATTTATCAGGATGGTGGCGGCAATCTTTGGGTTTCGAACACTGTGCTGGCCTTTGGTATCGGGGCGTTGCTGCCGGGAACTATCGTTTCATTTGCCGTCGATCTTGTCAACAACCTTGCCTACGTGCGGGTTGGAACAGGGGACTGGAACAATGATTCATCTGATCCTGCTGATCCTACTGTGCCAATTGGCGGCTTTGACATCAGCGCATTGGCAGCAATCGACGCACTTTATCCCTACGCCACGGTATCGGCCTTCAATGACAGTATCACCTGCAACTTCACAGCCGATACTGTGTACCCGCCACCAACGAACTTTAGCACCTTCGGCAGTTAAATAAAAAAGCTAAGCAAAGGATTTTCGCCATTTACCAGATAGACACGACGGATAACGTCTCGACCATGCCGGTGCCGCTGACAGCAGGCACACCGGGCTGGTTTAATCATGGCAACTTGGCCCTTGGCAGTCCGTTCACGACCTTGTCATCGGATTGGTGTAATGGCGTACAAGCGGAAATCCTGTCCGTGTTAGCAGCAGCGAGCATCACCCCGAACAAGTTGGTAACGAACCAGTTGCTGACAGCAATTCAGACGATCGTTCGGATCAAGGTCACCTCGTTGGCGTTGTATGTGGCAACAACCGGTTCTGACACCGCGAATAACGGCTTGAGTTCTGTGACGCCATTTAAAACCATACAGCACGCAACGACTGTGGCCCAGGGCTATGATCTCTCCGGAGGGGTGGCGACGATTTATGTTGCTAACGGAACATATGCGGCTGGGGCGGGGGTCACAGGACTTAACTTGAATGGCTCTATTCATTACATCGGCAACACGGCAAGCCCTACCAGTTGCAAGATTACGCTGCCTGGGGGCGGGGCCTGTTTTGCGGTCGCCTATGGCGCGGTCATAACAGTTTCCGGCTTCGCCATGGAAGTGCCAAGCGGTGGTCCAGGAACCGCTATATTTGGTTCCAATGGGATTGGCCTTCTGGCATCCAATGGCGGCGAAATGACCTTCGACCACTGCGCTTTCGGTGTATGTTCGACGTCTCATATCAGTGCCAATATCGGCGGGTTTATCAGTGTCCCCGGAAATCTGACGCCCTACGCGGTATATGGCAGTGCGCCCTCACACGTATCGGCGGGAAACATGAGTGTCATCACCCTGGCTGGCTCGGTGGTGTCGTTGAGCGGGGCGTTGGCTTTCAGCACTGCTTTTGCTACGTCCAGTGGCCCGGCTGTGCTCTATGCGCCATTGATGACGTTTCCCTCCACCGGCTCGGTCACCGGTCAAAGGTATTCTGCTGGATTGGGCGGGGCAATTTTCACCAGTGGTGGCGGCGCTAACTTCTTCCCCGGCACCCTAGCTGGCACCAGCACAACAGGATTTTACGTATGATACAATTGGGTAATTACAATCCGTCAATCTGGTACTGGATCGTGGCGGGATCGACCACTCTGGTCTGGTCATCCGCCTCGATGAGTTATGTGCCGGTCACTGATGCAACCTATGTTGCATGGCTAACGGGGAATAGTGCAACCATCATCGATACGCCACAGAACCTAGGCGATGTCCTTGCCCAACAGGTCTTTCCCACCGTGTTTGCAAGGGGGGCCAATGTCACATCGACCGGCACGCCTGCCCTGAATGGCCTCTATGCGATGGATGCTGATACCCAAGGCAATCTTACAGCGTTATCCACAGGCATTGCCGCAGGCAAGCCGTTACCCGGCGGCGGAACAACGTTCAACTATCCGGACATGAGCCGCGCGCAACATGCATTCACCGGCCCACAGTTCCTCAATCTGGCCACGGCCATTGAGAGTTACATCTATGTTTACGAACAAGCCGTGGCGGCGAACTTGGCGGGCGGCAGTGTGGCCATCCCGTCCAATAATCTGACGATTGCCTGAACCCAGGCGGGATTTGTTAAATAGACTCAACAGCAGTAAAACAGGGATAACTTTCGGACCATGGCATATATTCAACTTTCAAGTTCGGACAAACTGGCCCGCAGCCAGTGCATGATCACGAGCATTGGCACCTCTGGTTTGCTGTCGATCTATTCCGGCACTCAGCCGATTAATCCGGACATCACCGCCACCGGCACTCTGCTTGTCAGTATGCCGCTCGCTTCGGTGGCCGGGGTGGCGTCTACCTGTCTGCAAAGTGCAACCGTGGTTGCTGGCGGATCAGGTGGCACCAACGGCGCAGTGACCGTCACGGGCACAACCGGGACCGGCACCAAGTTTCAGGCGACAGGAACGATCACAGGCGGTGCTCTGGCGGGTGCGCTCGTTGTGACTGTTCCGGGCGCCTATTCGGTCAACCCGACCTCGTTGCAGGCTGAACCGGTAACGGGCGGTGGCCTGACAGGCTGCACATTGGTCCTCAACATGACCGCACAGATGACACTGAATGCGGTGACCCAGACTAACGCTACAACCACAGGCACAGCCGGTTACGCACGTCTAACAACCTCTGGTGGCACGTCGGTGATCGACCTTGATGTGGCGACCAGTGGTTCGTCGATCATCATCAATACAACCGCCATGGTGGCTGCGGGACCCGTGGTCGTTTCAAGTGGTGTCATCTCCGAAGCCTGATCTGCAAGGCTTCCTTGTTGAACAGCTACAAGAGGCCGGGGCAAAATCCCGGCCTTTTTCGTTAAATAGTCGATGACTTAGGAAGCCAAATATGATTTTAGTAAATCGGGCCAAGATGACCTCTGCCACGACTTCCACGGGGACGTTGACATTGGGGTCGGCTGTCACCGGATTTCAGACATTCGCATCAGCCGGTGTGCCGGATCAGGGTTCTGTGCATTATTGCATCGAAGATTCCGGTGGCGCCTGGGAAATTGGCACGGGGCTTTATTCAACCTCGGGAACCACCTTGACCCGGACATTGACCTCATCCAGCACCGGATCGTTGATCAGTTGCTCTGGATCAGAGACGGTTTATGTCACCGCCATCGCTTCTGATGTTCCACAATACGCCTATGCACCAATTTTCGGTGCGGGGCAGGATGGCAATGTGACGATTACCGCGTCCACCGTCACCCTCAGTCGGGACATGTACTACAACAATTTGACCCTAGGCGCGACAGGCTACCTACAGACGAAAAGTTTCAAAGTATTTGTCGCCGGAGTCCTCGATATTTCCGTTGCTGTCGCTGCTGCAATAACGGTTGATGGAGTCGCTAATGGCGTGGGTCAGGCCGGTGCAACGAATGCTGGGGGTGCAGCAGGCTTCTTCACGCAATCCGTTTACCCGAATTTGGTATGGCCCAATAGTCCAGGAACCGGGACGACTGGAGTAGTTGGGGCTGGTGTCACAGGAACTGCTGCATCTGCGCTGAACGGTGGTATCAGCTATTATGGTTATGGCGGCTGTGCCGCACTATCCGGAAGTGGTGGCACGGGGACAGCCGGAGCGGGCGGCACTTCAAAAACCACGCCATTTGGCAGCTACGGCGGCACTGACAATCTACCGATACCGACCGCTGTGCATACCCGTATCACACAAATCACAGGTCCAAATGGCTTCGGCGCACCGCTATGTCCGGGAGCATCCGGTTCGGGCGGCGCTTCGGGTGGCGGAGACTCGACCAATAAAGGCGGTTCAGGCGGCGGCGGCGGCCTTGGCGGCGGCAACATCGTGATCTTTGCCCGGACCATCAATCGCGGAGCAAGCACAGCCACGGGCGCAATCAATGCGGTTGGGTTCGCTGGCGGGGCAGGCCAGTCCCCGACTACGGGAAACTGTGGGGGCGGCGGCGGCGGGTCAGGCGGCGGTGGTGGTCGTGTGTGGATATGTGCAGGCGATTTACTGGGTGCTGTGACCACAGCGATTATCGATGTCAGTTCAGGTGCGGGCGGCAATGGCGGCTCTGGTATTGGCTCCGGCACAGCCGGACAAGGCGCGGCGTCAGGTGGCATAGGCGGGGTTGAAGTCTTCTGGTTGGGTGCGCCCACAGCAGCCGGTGTTTATACCACACATGCCCCGAATAACGCCTACAATTACACCGGTAGCAGTGCGACTGGCGGAGCGGCAATCACATCCAGATTTGGATTTTAAGGATTAACTAAGTGTTTCTGGGTATTGCCCCACTAGGTGAACCGATTGGCGTAGGTTCTTCCACCTCGGCTGCCGGTGGTGGCGGCACGACCACCCTTACGGCTGCACTCGCTGCAACCCTTTCACGTCCCATTGCTGCGGTATCTGCCAAGGAAGGCGGCAGCCTTGCCCTGATTGCCACACTCGCAAGACCGGTTCCCGCCATCGTCTCGGCACATGGCACGAAATCAGCCTTGGCCGCATCGCTTCCGCGTCCAGTCGCTGCATTCACCTCTAGTCAGGTCACGCGAAGCCTAGCACTATCTGCCAGTAATCCGCGTCCTGTAGCCTCTGTGCAGGCCCTACGCGGCGAACGGATCACCACAGCGGCAACCACTGCCAGACCGATAGCAAGCCTCTCCACGGCCTCTGGATCGGCTCTGAATGTCCTAGCCAGCACACCCCGTCCAACGGTGCTGATTGCATCGGCCCGTGGCGAATCATCGACTCTCGTTGCCCTGGTTGCAAAACCGACCGCAAGGATTGTCAGCGAAAACGAGCCGATCGCCAATCTGTCAGTCAGTCTGTCCCGACCGATTGCAAATCTGCAAACGAAACTAGGCGAACAGCTTTCCGTTTCCGTTACAGTGCCACGGCCATCCGCGATCGTGCAAACAGGCATCGGTGAAAAACTATCTGAGGGATCGTCGATCCCGCGTCCAATTGCGGTCATCGCGTCGGTCATCGGAGTCAGAACAACATTACGGGCCTCGCTCCCGCGACCGCTTTCCAATAGTGTCGCGTCTAACGGCACATCCAGCAATATTATTGCGCTGCTGCCCAGACCGGCTGCAAAAATAGCCGGGACTGGCCAAATCGCAGCGACGGTTGCCAGCACGCTGCCCCGCCCCGTGGCAGTGATCCCGACAACTGTGGTTCCGATTGTCACTTACATCACCAGTGGTACGTCCTGGACTCCGTTAGCCAATTACGCCACCGCAACCATTGAGGTGTATGGTTTTGGTGGTTCCGGCACATCGTCAGGCAACGTCAATGGTTCACCGAGTTTCGGCGGCTCAGGCGGCGGTGGCGGATACGCCAAGGCAACACTGATCAGCCTGTCGGCTGGCACGCCAGTGACCATCGCGCTTGGTTCTGATGGCGTATCCACAACATTCAATAGCGGATCATATCTCTCAGCATCGCCCGGTGGTGATGCTACTGACTCTACATCCGGTGCAGGTGGCAACGGATCAGGCTCAGCCGCAATTGCAACGGCAACCGGTGGTAGTGTTGCCTGCACCGGGTCCTTCATCGTGGGCGGTGCCGGTGCTGGTCCATTAGGCGGGTCTGGGGCAGGCCCATACGGCGGACAATCCTATGGTGCAGGTGGCGCGTCCGCCTATCCAACCATTAATCCCGTCATTCGCTCAGGCGGTGCCAGCTTAATTTTAGTCACCTACGTGGTTGTAGCTGATTCAATCACGTTGACCGCATCATTGTCGCGTCCCGTTGCCTCGGTTCGATCGGCTCTCGGTGACACATTATCGCTGAAATCCACGTTGCCAAAACCCGTTGCAGTTGGTGTCGCTGCAAACGTCATAGCAACCAGTCTGGCGGCCATTCTGCCACGGCCAATCGCGCATGTGTTCTTACTCAGAGGCGAAGGTCTGAGTCTTGCTGCATCGCTACCATTGCCCGCCGCACGGATCGCGAGCCAGAACGAACCCGTCATCAAGCTGGTGGCCACCGTAGCACGGCCACTTGCTGGTATCGTATCGAAAATTGGCGAACGCCTGTCTGTTTCGGTATCGATACCGCGTCCGGCTGCGATCGTTTCCTCGGCCATCGGTGACAGACTATCAGAAGCATCGTCGGTTCCAAGGCCGGTGGCAGCTATTACCACAGCGTATGGCCCAAGATTGTCGGTCAAGTCCACCCTGGCCAGACCGACTGCCAGTGCTCTCAGTGAAAACGAACCGGTTATCAATCTGACGGCGGCATTGCTGCGTCCGATCGTGCATGTGTTCGCCGTGCGTGGCACCGCTTTTGCGCTCGCTGCCATGCTGCCAGCACCCGCTCCGGTCAGAATTGCCGGTGAGAACGAACCCGTTGGCGCTCTTGCTGCGACGTTGGCCAGACCCGTTGCCAATCTATCAGGTGCAAGCGGCACTCGTCTCTCCGCGATCGTAACAACGGCACGGCCGGTTGTGGTAGTTTCATCGGCCATCGGATCGAGACTGGCGGTGATGTCGGCTCTGCCGAAACCGGTTGCCGGTGTTGTTGGTGCATATGGATCGGTCGCGACGGTCAAGGTGGCATTGCCCCGGCCCGTTGCACAGTGCAGTAGCAACCTTGGCAATACCGTAGCCCTGGTATCGCCTCTCGCCAGACCATCGGGAAGTTTCGCCACCGTCATTAAAACCGGCGTGTCGATGTCTGCAACGAACTCACTGCCTGTGATGCATGGCGCAGCCACTATCGGTGCGGCTGCTAGTCTGGCACCCACGTCGCCGCGCCCTATTGCAGGGATCGCTGTCAACCGTGGTGAACGGGCTCTGCTGCTGACCACCAATCAGCGTCCGATCCCCAGTGTTCGTATCACCGGGAGCGGGCTGCAATCCTACATGATTGCCACTCTGCTACGACCAATTGCACGAATCACAACGTTACGCGGTGAGGCAGCCATTGTTTCGGGGCGCACTGCACAACCATTTGCGGTGGTATCCGCCAGACGTGGTGAACAGCTAACGCTGCTGGCCAGCCTTCCACTGCCGACGGCCCGTGTCATCTCGGGGCACGGCGATCGTTTGTCACTGCGGGCCACGCTGCAACGTCCATCAGTCGCCATCTCGGCCTTAGAACTCACCAGTGTGACACTGATTGCCGTTCTGGCCAGACCTTCGGCGGGTCTGTCCTCGGCCCGTGGCACCCGAGTGATCCTCGTTGCGGGAGTCCAGCGACCGGTTGCCAAAATCGCCGATGCCCGTGTCGTGATTGCGGCCCTGGCGACATCGGTTGGACCCCCGGTTAGCCATCTCGTGGCAGCGATCGGGACACGGACATCGGCAAAAGCGACGCTGCTGGGTCCGGCTGCCCTCTCATCCGTGCGGGTCGGCGAACCGGTCATTCTGGCAGCAACCCTGTCAAGGCCGGTGGTGGGATTTACGCTACGCCAGTTCAATATTGCCTGGATCAATTCGGTCTCTACAGGGTTTACGCCCAGCCGCTTTGTGAACGGCTCGTTCTGGCAATTCACCTCCGGCACCATCTTAATCCGATCCATTGATGGCGTGGTGAATTGGCAGCTTCCGGCACCCGCCCCGTTTGCCATCAGTGATATGGATTATGGCAATGGCATTTATCTTGCCATCGGGTCGAATGACCATGGGGTGACGTTCTACTCCGCCACATCAACCGACATGATCACGTGGTCAACGCCGGTCGCGTTAACCACGGGCTACGCATGGCGGTACGTGCGCTTCGGCAATGCGCTGTTTGCCATGGCGGGCAGCAGCCTGACCAATTCGAATTATCCCTGCTTCGGCGTCACCACCAACGGGGCAAGCTGGGCGCTGCAAACGACGGCTTGGAGTGCCACCATCTTCTCGGTCAATGCGCTGACCTATGCGAGCAGTGGATTTTTGGTGTTTGGGTCGGTCCAGACCGGGGCGGCGCAAACCTATATGACCTGCACTGATGGGGCCACTTGGTTCGTCGAAAGCACAGGCTCGGGGAGTCTGAAAAGTTTCGGGGCCGGGGCCATGACCTATGTTCAGGCCGGTTGGCAGTTGGCAATGCCCGGCCCGACATTGCTGCTGGCCTTGGCCGGTCCACCCGCCAATCCTCCAACTGTCAACTTTCAGACGGTCGCTTACCCCACAGCCGTTTCCTATGATGGCAACACATGGACAACCTCGACCGGTTGGCCGGTGGCGTTCAATGAAGGCCCCGGCCTGCCCTCGGTGGCGGGCGGCACCTGGATTTCCGGCAGTAGCTCGATCAGCGTGTATGCGGCAGCCGGTGGCGTGCGCGCGGCGGGGGGTACTTTTGCCACGTGGTATTCTTTTGATGGCCAGTCCTGGACTGTCTTGGCCAATCCATCAAGCGGTGTGGTATCGACGGTCGAGATTTACGGCAACGGGGTGATTGTCGGCAATACGGCCTTCCTCTCCCTCTCGGGCATCTCCGGACCAAAGATCGCCGCCCGCGTGCCACGGCCTGCTGCGGCCATGCTGGCGGAAGTCCTGCCGGTGATGGTCCTCCGGGCGATCCTGCCCCGTCCTGGGGCCTCCATCAACGCATTTCTGGCCCACAACGGCCTGTCCATCTCGGCCAGCCTGCCCGCGCTGAGCGTGCATGTGACAGCCAAACGTGGCGAATCGTTGGGGATCATCCAGGGCATTCCACCGGTCCAGGTGACGATTAACGCCAAACGTGGCGAAGTCCTGAAATTAGCTGCAATCTCCAGCCTGCCTGTGGCCAAATTCGCCGCCGTTCATATTCGTGGACTCGCCACCCTGATCGACGTTCTGGCACGGCCAACCGCTCGGTTTGCGGCTGCGCGTGGCGAAATGGCTTCGGCGATCGCGACACTGCCACGGCCCATCGCATCGATGAATGCGAAATCCGGTAAAGGCATTGCACGCCCGATCGCCAATTTCAAACTGTCGGTGGACACAGCGATCAGTCTTGCCGGGCAACTGCCGCGTCCGATCGCCCTCTTCGGTGCGATCAGCACAAATCACACCGTGCTCAAAGTCACCATTCCGGCCCCAACGTCTGCAATCAAAATGCTTGTGGCCGCCGTTGTCAACCCAATCGCACAGATACCGCGTCCCGGCGCCGCCGTCGTCACTGCCATCGGTCAGACCGTCTACGCCATCAGCGGCCTGGGACGGCCGGGGGCGAGTATTCATCAAGCGATTGGTGAGCCAGTAAGGCTGATCGCAACGCAGCCTGCACTGGCCTCTGGCAGGTTTACCGGCGCGGTGGGTGAAACCGTCACTCTGAAGGCGCATCTGCCACCGCCAACTGCGGCCATGGTATTGCGCGATGCCAACGATATGGCCGTACGGTCAATAATTCCAAGACCGAGTGCCGGTATCCATGTCGCGCGCATTTGTATCTCGGTCATCGCCGCCACGATTCCCAAACCGATCTCGGTCATTGTCTCAGCCATCGGCGAATCCGCTTCGCTCGCCGCGATCCTGCCAACCCCCGTCTGTACGAGCCATGCATATTGGGTGTTTTACGACGGGAAACCCAGCCTCAGTCAGGTGCGGGTGAACCAGGAGGCACGGTCGGTCCGCGTCGAGGAACAACGCAGCGTGCGTTACAACATCGAACGGCGACACGTGGGATGAACGGCGTACTTCAAAGGGACGAGTATCCCGTTGCGGACTTTCTCCGCACACCACACCACCGTTCACACCCTAATTTAGGATACAGTTATGATTTACGAATTCATCCAGGCATTTTCCGCACAAACGCCAGCCGATCTGTTGGACAACACATTTATTTTTGATGCGTTGCCGAGTGATGACAGCATCGCGTCCGCCACCGTCACGTCCGATATGCCCAGTTTGGTGATCACCGTGGTGGTAGTGGACAGCCCGAACGTGGTTTGCTGGGTGACCGGCGGGACACCGGGGAGTAGCGCCACCTTGACCTGTCATGTCGTCACCACGATGGGGCGGGAATACAATCGTAGTGGCACCATGGCCATTCAGGCGATTGTCTGATGAAAGTGTTTCCCATCTCCGAGGTGCATATCGACCCCGGTCCACACCCCCATATTCCCCCTAATGGTGTGTTGTTCAACATGTCGATGAGCTTGTGGTTACAGGCGCATCTGGACACGGTGACGGTGGGGATGGTTAACGAGCAGGTCTGTCTCTGGATCGAAGACCCGATTACCGAAATGAGTTTTAACGCCCTTGGTCTCGCAGCCGAATGTTACTGATCACTTGTTGTCGTAGCCCGCGAACGGGCTGACTTGGAAGCTGCCGTAGCCATCCAAAGCCAGGATGACTGCACCAAGATTTCCAATTGCAGACTGGTTGTTATCGTAGCCATCCAAACAGAGGATGGCTGCACCTGACCACTGATATCATTGTCAAAGAGCGGGTCGTCAGGCATCAAAAATGGACGCGTGCGACTCGGATGGTTTGAAATTCTTTTTGATAGACCGACATATTGTCGGATCACCCAAGAGAGTGGGATCACCGGTCGCGCAATTCAGCCATCATATCTACATCAAAATCGAAGGGTGATTCAAACCCCGCCTCGGTCGCCTGATCCGCAAGACCGCAATCCTCAGGCGACAGACCATCGGGCTCGGCACCTTCTGAATAGACGTCGTGCTCCACACCGTTCACGGTCAAGATCAATCCACGATGCAGAATGGCACCCGTGATCTGATAATCCAATCCAGCCAGTAACGATCGAAGTCTCTGCCGCAGATCGACATCACCCGCACATGCAGGCTGAATTAACCCTCGCATAAAAGCCCATGTCTCACGTCGCCGTGCGATTGGCTGCGATACCAAGCCGATTTTCATTTCCAGCGTGATAGCTCGATTTCGCTCGGTATCCAGCTTCGTTGCCAGCCGTTCAACCTGATCGGCCAACGCCGCGCTGCGCCCGATGCGTGGCACAAGCGTCTCTATTGTCTCTTCCAGCGTTTGGATTTGAATCCGTACCCCAGCCAGTTCTTCGCTCAATGCCCGGTCGTCAGCATTCCGGTTCAGCTTAGGTGCTGCGGCGTCCGCCAAATCAAACAGCAACTGCACTTCGTAGTACTCCATATCATAGCGTGTCGTGTCCTGGCAGGCTCGGCTTTCCAGATATCGGGCGCAGATGAGCCATCGGCCTATCTGCCGCGTGCCTCCCGTGCTAATCCGCATGGCTCCGCCACAGGTCTTACAAAATACATGCCCCGTGAACATATTAGCAACATGCGGGCCACGCCGCCCCCGTAGTTTCTTTTGCCGGTTTGTAAGCTGGTCCCGTACCGTCATCCAAAGAGCATCATCGATCGCCGGCGGATAAAGCCGCACTTTTTGTCCGACCGGAACCCGCTTGCCATTTTCAACCCGATGGGGCTGGACAAAACCTATCGCCGCCTCGTTCCGCAGCAGAAATGCTATCGCCGTACTGGTCCACATCGGACGGGATCGTTCACCATAAGCAAAGGGAGCGATCCCCCGTTTGTTCAAATCGGCCGCAATCTGCACACATGAACACCCCGATGCCGATAGTTGGAAAATCTCTTTCAGAACAGGCGCATTGGTCGGATGCAAGCTATAAATCACCGTCCCTGGTGGTATCTGATCCTTCCGAAGCGCCTGGGGGCGCACGATCCATGCCGGTGGCCTCGCATTGAGAAAGGGTTTGACGCCAATTTCTGGGTCATTCGCGAAGGCTTCTAATCGCTCACGTCGGCCAACATGTGCGCCAGCCGCCAATTCGCCAAGGCGTGTTGCATAAGCCTGCGCCGCACCGATTTCGGCAACCAACTTGTGGACCAGGGGGCTGTTGATCGCGGCTTCATCCCATATCGTCATGTCGCCTGTTACCAAGATCATCCCACCTGTACGGACGAGTGTTTTGATCACGTCCATCGCATCGAACTGACCTTCACGGACCAACCGATCCGTCGCCTCGATCCCCAGCACCACACCACGCACATCTATCGTGCCTTCATCGATGCCCTTCAAAAGCTTGCCGAGTTCTCCCTTTGTTCGATGATGGCCCTTCGATGCTGACAGCTTATCCATCAGGGCACCGTCCGGAATCAGCCTGAAAAATTCAATGATGCGATCCCTCGCTTCGTCCTGCCGACGAATGCTGTCGCCCTTCTCCTGAGGCTTGGAGGACATGCGAAAGTAGCTGAGAAAGCGACGACCGAACAGGTCTTCGCGGGTCATGGGTCTGAGTTTTGCCATGCCACGATAATAACCGAGATCGGCCTAGAAAGCCAACTTTAAATAGCTAAAACGTGGCCGCATGTTGAATTCATATAAAGCGGCGCTGCGGCAATTATTTTTATTTTACGCGGCATGCAACCGCGCACACGTTGACGGCGCGCACCGAAAACATACAAGAAATCAACGCTCCGATGGGGTCGTTGCGCGGATGGGTGTAAAACTTCACGTCCGCGTTACTTGACAAAACCCGATTTCGTGGTATTGTGGCTGTGGATCGCTTTTTTGATGATGGGCGCATTGACTCCTGCGCCGGAATCCGGCATAGTTCCCCCAGATGTTCAGCCCCGGCCGGGACCCCCACATCTGACTGTTTGCGCTCTCCGGGCGCGAGGACTATTGACTATTGCAGATTGCTCTATGGGCAGAGTCTGCAACCTGAGGTGGTGGGAAACCGCGCGGAATAGCCAATGCAACCCGAAAACTATTTGGATATCGAAAACAATCCGACGTGGCGCGGCATGCAAGAAATGACCGAAGTAATCGAAGATTTGGTCAATTATTGCTTGTGTATTCGAAAAGCAAACGACCTCACAGCGCCGCCCGAAGTGCGCTCGCTGCACTTCGTTACGGCGAGTCAACATACGCGACTGGCGATGTTTTGCTCGGCGCCTGGGCTGGGAAAGACATTTCTAGGGCGAAAGATTCTCCGGAAGGCTGGACTCAGATTGCCGCCGCACGAACTGGTGCCGACGAACGTCGTTGCGCTGACCTACGAACTTTGGCGACAGACTCGGAATGGTTTTGAAGTCGCTGTGATCGATGATGCAGATCGGCTCATGCGATCCGACAGCATGATCGGCGTGATGAAAACCGCTTGGAATCAAGACAACCCGTCTGTAAATTGTTTCCTCTCTGAGAAAATTCGTAAGAATGAGCAATATCGACTGGAAGGTTCGCCAAGATACAATCCGGATGTGCCACCGCCTTCTTTTCCGTACCGGCAGGCGTGCGCATGGTTCGCCAATAAGAATGTTACGACGCCGAGCGGACTGGCCGAACACACAGCCCCTGATTTCAGCGCGCTGGTCAGTCGCGGACTCCACCCGCGCTGGATCAATTCGGAGCCGCGCAACGTTTTTCTGTACACACTTTGGATGATCGCGCACGGCAATTTATTCGTTTCGATCAACTTGAAACTAGATGAGGCCGAAGAAACGCTGGCTTTTTTTATGGACGCCGCACTGCGGCTCCAGCACCCAAACCCAAACCTGCGGCTCGCTGTGCAACTCGCGAAAGCGCGGAAAACCCCGCAATATAAGACGTTATGGGCACGGATCATTGCAGAAAGTCTAGCAGCTTCCGATGCTCAACCGCGTGCGATCACCGAATCTGACCTGAAACTGAAACCCGACCTCCGAAAAATGGTCGAAGCTGGGCGAGCGGAGGCAGCACGGCGAAAAGCTGCGGCCGATCGCGCCATCGCCGACGCACGCGAAGCCGCCCGTCTGGCCGAATCTTTGGCAGAGGCTCGCCGCATCGAAGCAGAAAGGAAAATTGCAGAGGAAATCACCAAAATGGAGCCGGACGATGAATCCCAAGTCACGGCGAAAACAAAAGCGGACATCCCGCAAAAATACGTGCAGCCGCCCGGCCATGTTTTTCCGCCTGCGGAGATTTTCAAGTTTCCGGATACCTCCGACCAGAAAGCCGCCGAACCTCGGGACGAACCCGGCCGCCCTTTAGACTAACTCGGCGCTGGGATTTCGTAAGAATCAACACGTTCCAAATGCCGGTCGTCAAAGAACTGTTGGATCGTCACGTCCGGCCAAACGATATGGTCCTTGATCCATTCGCACGGGATGCGAAAATCGGCACGGTCACGAATGATCTGAACCCGAACACATCGGCCATGTATCACCTGGACGCGGTCGCATTCCTCGATGAAATGCTGCGGCAAGGCCAGCGCTTCAACGTCGCGCTTTTTGACCCGCCATACTCATCCACCCAGGTCAAGCGAGTGTACCAGAATGTCGGACGCGAAGTGTTTCAGGCGGATACGCAAATGAAGTTCGTCAAACAGTGCAGGGATCGGATCGACCGTTTACTTGAACCACACGGGATCGTCATTTCGTTCGGCTGGAACTCTTCTGGCATGGGCGTCAATCGCGGCTACGAATTGATCGAACTCATGCTGGTTTCCCACGGTGGAACCCGATACGATACGATCGTTACCGTCGAACGCAAACGCGCGAGATAGGATTTTTCACCGCTTGAAACATAAGTTTTATGCCTCAAGCGGTGAAATAGATCGACAGATCCCGGATAGCAGATCCAGCGCGGCAGCGCACCGCGCTTGGGAATCAGTGGATCGGGGGCGATTCAATAATCCGATTAAGCGTATCCGGCAAATCGATCCCATGTCGAAGCATAATTTGACTGAGCAAACGGATCGTCGTGTCTTTTTGTTCACCCAGCACTTGCGCGTATTCCAGCCTTTGCTTGTCACGGTCCCCACATCTTCGATGGAACGCCGCAAGTTCTCGTTCAATACTCAAGCAATACCTCAGCATTCGCGTTAGATCGTTTTCTTTTCCCTTGGTTTCGCTGATCAGCTTGTCGAAGACCCCTATCAGCCTTTGCCAATTTGTCGTCTGTTCTTCAGGTGGAATAATCGGATTCATGAATGTTTCCTTTGCAACGAAACCACGGGACGCCCGAACAGCTAACCCAACGACCAACCCACGTCAAGTGCAAAATCAATGATTACTTGTGTTTTCCCGAAAGTTCTTTTGATGTGATGATGAAAACAATTCTCAGTTCGCAATTCAACATCGAAACGGACGCCATGTATTTCAGGCCGATACGCAAATGAAGTTCGTCAAACAGTGCAGGGATCGGATCGACCGCACCACACGGGATCGTCATTTCGTTCGGCTGGAACTCCTCTGGCATGGGCGTCAATCAGTGGATAGCGGGCGATTCAATCATCCGATTCAGCCTATCTGGCAAATCGTTACCATAAGCTTGCTTGATTTCACCACTCTGAACATAAGTGTTATGTCTGAAACGGTGAAATAGATTGCCAGTTTCACTAATTAGCCTGACTAAATAGCCCTGCGTTATCAGACGAAGGGATTACTATGTTACTTGATTATCGAAAATCCGCTGAATATTGCCGGATGGACGTGAAACTGTTTAAAGCGATGGTCGCGTTTGGCACAGGACCGGCGATGATCCGGCCATCCCCGCGTAAAACCCTGTTCGATCCTGCGGATTTGGACGCTTGGGTGAAAACCTGGGATCGCAAGCCTGCGAAGAGCGCGGCGGTCCCCTGCGAAGCAATTGCTCGCTCAACCACCTGACAAACGAAAACCCGGCCACCACCACATGGCCGGGTTCCCAAAATTACTAATCAATCGCAAGTAAGCTTAACAGAAACCAAACGTCTACTTTACCATTTTTATGTAGTCAACCTGGATTTTTTATTCAAGCCCGCTTGCCTCATTTACGAGGCTACTATGTCATTTTCACTTAACGCCGATCAACTATCGGCCGTCGAAAAACTAACCGCATTCATCGGTAATCCGGCGCCGGACACAAAGATGTTCGGTCTCTCAGGTCCGGCAGGATCAGGAAAAACCACCCTCCTGAAAAGAGCCCAGGAACTGCTTGGCAGTGATGCCAAGGTCACGGCCCCTACGAACAAGGCGGTATCGATACTCCGATCCAAAGGCTTCCCGAAGGCTTGCACACTGAGCAGCGTGCTGGACACCTGGACAGCCGTTAAAACCGTCAGGCCCCCGAACACGCTTGAACTGGCCTACTTTGCTTCTACGGGCATCCCAGCCCCAACTGAGATAGCCGGAACCGAATTCGTCCGGGATGATGATGAAAAGCCGTTCCGCGTCATCCTGATCGACGAGAGCAGCATGGTCAGTCTCTATGATCATGGGCGGTTGGTTGAGTCCGGAGCAAAGGTCGTCTGCGTCGGCGACGGCTCACAATTGCCTCCCGTGCTAGCTGAGGGTTGGTTCCAGGATTTTCCATACGATGTGACGTTGACCAAAAACATGCGCCAAGGCGAGGCCAGCGAAATCCATACACTGTGCACGGAACTCAGGGACGGCAACCTGATCGGAGCCTACACCACCGATCGATGGAAAACCGATGTCACGGTCACCAAAAAGGCAAACATAGCCGATATTGCCGACTGCGATATGACCTTGGCCTTTTCCAACGCAGAATGCAACGAACTCAACACTGCGATCCGTGCGAACCTGGGGTTGATCGACCCGAACATGCCAACGCGGCCAATGCGCGGCTCGAAGCTGCTAAGTTGGATGACCTCCAAACATAATAACATCGCGAAATCCGTCCTCTACACCTGCGTGAATCACGGAGTGCCGATCCTGCGCGGTCAGCACGTCGTCGGCTTTTTCTGTGATCTTGTTGATGCCAACGGCATCAAGTTCAACGGGATCGCAGTCTCGGATGTTCTCCTGGCGAATCAGAAACTGGGACTTGATCTGTGTGCAGTCGGGACCATCGCGTTTTCGTTCGGCCATTGCATCACCGGGCACAAAAGCCAAGGTGACGAAGCGGATCACGTTGCGGTCATCATCCCCTCGTATCTGACCCGCATGACCGACCATGAACGCTGGGTCTACACCGTCTGCTCGCGTGCACGGAAATCACTGATCATCGCGCATGGCTGGAAAGCCTGATGTCGTCGGCAATCCGAGGCAAAAACCAGGACAGCTTCAGCGTTCTGGGACTGCCGGGGGGACGACGCGTATCTAAGACGTTTAGCCCGTTTCAGCCGCCTATTCAATACCCGAACGCGAAGATGTGGACTTTCGTCGAATACGGCTTCGACGATTTCGACGGTATGTGCAAGGCGTTGTCCTTTTTACAGTCTTACGGGTCAGCCATGGTCATTCGTGCCGAAATCTGTCCAGATGTCGATACGTCAAGACCGATCATCCGCCGCAAGGACGATCATCAGGACGGTCTGGGCGTCACGTTCCGCGAGGGAGCGTCGGGCAACCGATGGATGATGGGTGATGTGGACAACTTCCCGAACCCGATCGGGCGCAAGCCGATAGACGAAGCAGAAATGCGAGCACTCACTTACACCGTCTATACGGACGTTCTTCCAGCCGAATTTCGCGATGTCTACTACTGGTTCCAATGGTCGAACTCCATGGGAACCGGCGCCACCGCTGATTGGTTGCTGCTGAAAATCCATTTCTGGGTGCTATTACAGGATGCCTACACGGACACCGTGATCGGCCAATGGGCGGAAGGCATCGATGGACTTGATCCCTGCGTGTTTCGCTCCGTGCAGCCTCATTACATCGCCTCTCCTCAATTCGTCGATGGGTTGGACGATCCGGTCGGCGCGTGGCGCTCAGGCGCGGTCAAAGAGTTTGGTACAAGGCAGCGTGCCACGCTTGATTACACCTACGTTCCGCATCAGGTGTTCGAGGCGCAAGCGAAGGCTGCGACGCGGGATTATCAAAACAATTGGAAGAACAGCGTCGCGAATTTCCATTGGATCGATGTCGATCGCGTTTCGGCACCTATGCAGCGCATCGCAGCAGTCGGCGTGGATGGGCGCTTGCACAATCCGATCATCAGATCGGCAGCATCATGGGTAACATGTTGTGGAGAGAACCCCGATTACAGCGCCTGGGTCGCCTTGGTGCGCGGGCAGATCGCTGTAAGCGGACATCCTGAGTCCAGACAACGTTCGTCGGAGAATTACCTCCGACAAGTCTGGCAGTCTGCATTGAGGAAGTTTCAGCCTAGCAATCCGAAGAACCCGCCAGTTCCTCGCGAATTACTCATTAACAAAAACCAATATTAGTACCGAAAGCATTGAACAATGGACGATACATTTAAGCCCATTTCGGGGGTTAATCCGAAACTCTACTGCCCGTATTTATTCGAGGATCATCTGTGGTCTGGAGCGATGCCTCGGCCTGACCTCCTGGAATTGGCCCAACGCTGCGTCAAGATCGGTGACCAATACTGGATCAGACAGGCCGGTGGCAATCTGTGGTCGATTTTCAAAACTGAAATCGACGCTATGCGAGAAGCCGAGTCGAAATGGATGCACGGACACCTTTCAGACGGCTCACAAGTCACAGCAGAACTGATCAAGACGTTCTTCTATGGAACAGAAGAGTCTACCACACTGATCGGAAACAAACCTGTTACCACGAAGACCAAGGTCGGATCATGTCCGCATCTGCACGGCAGGATGGTTATCCCGTACGGACCTCGCTTCATCACCTACAAGGAAAAGCACTACCTCAACGCCTTCCGTGACGAAAGCATTCGTCCTGACGAAGGCAATGTGGCCCTCGGGACACAGCTTCTGCTGTTGATCTATCGCTCGCTATGCGCGGGTCCGGCTCTTGAATCCGCCAACGGCAATATGGTGAAAGAGGTTGACATGCTGATGGATCAGGTCATGACGAACAGCTACACCCTGCTTGAGTTTCGTTTTGTTATGAACTGGCTTGCCGCCGTGATGCAGCGACCTGGGATCAATCTGCAAACCAATCTCTGGATGTGTGGCGATTTACAGGGCATCGGTAAGGGCACTATAGCTTCCGTCATGAAAGTCATCCTCGGTGCGTCGCTGATGGGATTTCTAGATCAGCAAGAAATCGAGGCGGGATACAGCGATCATTTGTTCGGGCACTCACTGATCCTCTGTAACGAATTCGACGCCACAGGCGCTTGGTCTGGGAAACGCTGGAACAAGTGGCTGAAGGGCCATACCTGTGAGGACGAATTACCGTTCAGGGGGCGCTACGTCGGATCGTGGGACAGCTTGAACATTGGTAATTTTTGGTTCCATACAAACGACGAAGACCCGATCTTCCAGGACGAAACCGACCGGCGCAACTTCATGGTAAAAACCACCAGCGATCCGTTCTGGAAGGACTACGCGTCGATATTAAAAGGCACTATCCTTGCGTCCCATATGGCCGAAGCAGCATCGGGGCTGGCCTGGATATTGTCGCAGGTCAAGCTGGATATGGCACTGATCAACACCGCTCCATTGACAGCGTTGAAAGCTGAGAACAAATCCGTGCGGATGCCTCCGGTGGAAGAATGGCTGACTCAAGCCAGCCACATCACCAGGGAAAAGGCGGTTCCGGCGCAAGACCTTTATTTTGAATACACGAACTGGCATCAAATTTACTGTCCTGGCAAAGTCGCCCTAAGTTGCTCGTACTGGGGACGCGGCATGAAGGCGCTCGCTAAGCGAGGCGTGCAATCAGTGCGTGACAAACATGGCAGTCGCTACATCGTGCCAAGGGAATTGATTGAAATCGTGACCACAGGATCGCGGGAGGAAGCAGGCGATCTCCTCGGAATCCTCGCCAAAACAAAATATGATACGAAAATCGATGACGTGCTGGTGCAAGCAGATTCACCCGAACCGGAGCTAACCAAGTGGCAGAAGTGCCAAAAAGCCCTTCGCGAGGAAGAACAAAAGAAGAAAACAAAGGTTGTTCCCTTCGCGAAGGACTGAAAACGCCCGAAACACCCGTTTTATGTAGGCAGTGCAGGTATGGCGTAGGCAGCTTTTTTAGCTGCCTACACCAGTAAGCCGTTGTATTTGTTTGGTTAATTAGCTGGTGTAGGC